CTTAATAGCAGGATAAGTCTTATGAAACTGAGCAAGTAAGTACTCTGCTACTTCTACGTAACTCCAAGTAACAGGAAGAGCTAACAGTTTCTTAGCTAAGAGTATCTTCTCCTCTCCCATGGTATCAATAAGAACATAAGCTCCCATGTTATAGTTAGCTCCATGGTTTACTGGCTTACCAATCTGTCTGATAGGTTTATTAAGTACCTTACCTGTAGCTACATCAAAGAGTTCTTCAAAAGGAATACCAAAGAACGCACTTGCGTTAGAGCAATGAAAGTCAGGGCTGTGCTCTACATTCTGTATAAGGTTAGCGTCACCTGAAATATAAGCTGTGTCTCTTGACTCTGCCTGAGATAAATCTACCTCACATAAGAGAAAGCCTGGGTCTGCTTTAAGAGTACGCTTAACTGCGTCACCTCTTGGTATATTCTGTACCTGTAATCCACACCAGAAGTGATGCTCTTTAGAAGCAAGCCTGCTAGTATCTGTACCGTGAGGGTTAAGAGAGAATAAGATTCTTGGTGATACCTCTGGGTGCTCTGATACACCTGCTATGCCTTTACTAAACTCCTTACCAGGAGTAAGGTAAGTAGATACTAGCTTACGCGCCTTGCGTACAGCAAGTACTAGGCTTATTATTCTTGCATTAAATGGGTGACGGAAGCGAGCCTTAGCTAAAGCTTTAGCGTCTGCATTAGGTAAGTCTGAACATCCTAGGATTCTAAGTAGCTGCTTCATCTGCTTAGGAGAGTTAGTATTAAAGGACTCTCCTTTAGGTATATCTAATATAACATTTAAGCTAGCTGTAGCTTCTGCTATAATCTTATTCTGTTCTGCTTCTGCTTCCAGCAGTGTGTTCATATCTCTGGCTATACCTGTCATCTCAGCTAGGTGACAAGGAAAGGTAAGAGGGAACTCAAGTTGATAGTTCTGTACTGCCCAATCAGGCGCTTCTCTAAGCATGGCTAAGAAAGCATTACCTGTGCCCCATGTATCTAAAGCATTATAGCGGTAGTATTCATACAGGTCATTAGTCTCTGCTAAGTCTTTCCAGTACACTGCCTTACGGATAAGAAAGGCGTTAAGGAAACCTAAGTCTTTAGGTAACTCAGCAAGCCAGCAATGAAATAAGTTAGCTGTATCATAAAGGTAATTATATACAGGCGCGTTGTATCTAGTAAGGTAAGCTATATCATACTTACCGTTCTGAAATATCTTACCTGCTTTAAGCTCCCAATTCCACTTACGCATAATAGCCAGTGCGTACTCAGTATCAAGAGGCAGGACTACAGAGGCAGATGTATTAGAATCTAGGTAGAAGGCTGTATAAGAAAGACAACGTATAGTAGCATTCTCTCTGAATGTTTCTATATCTATGCAGATAAGATCAGCAGCTTGGAATAAAGTAAACAGCTCAGGCTCTTTCTCTGGAGTAAGCAGGTCAAAGCCCTTAAATTCTGTAGGAACATACCAGTCAGCAGGAGCTGTTAGTTTAGTTATAAGGCGGGAGGTAAGATACTTCCCATAAGTTACTGTAACTAGCTGTTTAAGAGGAGGTATAAAGACTACCTCTATATCAGTAGCTTCTTCTCCTGCTACTGCCCTGCCTGCTATAGTAAAATAAGAGCCTGCATAATTACTTAAGCTAGGGGCTTTACGCTTGTCCCATTTAAGTAGTTTTCTGAGCAAGCTTAGGGAGGAAGATACTACCTTAGTAACTCCTTTCTGCTTACAATAAATCTGTACTGTGGTCAGTGTAGTTACTTCTTCTAAGCGGATTAGTGTAGTATAAGAACCTACACAGCTTTTAAGCTGAGGAAGGTAAGACCTATCTGCACTACCTCCCCAGAATATAAGCTGATCTCCTTGCTCTTTAGGAGCTGAGGCTTCTTTCTTTCTAAGCCCTGCTATATGAGCCTTTAAGTCTATCTTCATGCTAATAATCTCCGTTTGCTAATAGGCGGGTAGAGATACGTTTTACAGATAGTCTTTTTACTTGATTAGCTTCTATGTGCTGCTCTAAGCCATCAGCTTTAAGTACCCTCTCTATGTTTGCTAGGGCTTGACCGTAAGTAGAGGCTATAGTTATTATAGCTCCACCTACAGGGTAGTGTGCTGTAAAGTCAGTGCATGTAAATAAAGCTAGGGGCTTATCCTCTTCTGCTAGAGCCTCACTAACTACTCTAGATAGGGCTTGTCTTAAGCTCTGGCAGTTCTTATGTGAAGTAGCTACGGCAGTAAGCTCACTGACCAGCTCTCTTATCTTATGATCTAGCATAACAACTCTCCTCTGTTTTCTCTGCACCTCTAATACTAGAAAAGCCCTCTAAGCTACAGATAACTGCAACCGAGAGGGCTTTTAATTAGGTGGAAGCTAAGAGCACTAAATAACTAGTACTTGCTTATACTACCTGCACTTCTTTAACATCTAAGTATAACTTAGTTGGATCATTCTTATCCTTACGGACACCTGTGATAACAACACACTCTACTTCTTTAACGTTTTCAATTACGTCACGGATAGAGCTAAGGTTAAGAGCAGTAGCAAAAGGCATAGCTACTTTCTTTAAGTTACCGCGGCCATATTCATTATCGAGCATGAACATAGTGCCAGCCGTATCACCTTCTTTAGGAGCTTCTTCGCTAGCGTCTGCTAGCTCTAAGCTTTCCATAAGCTTAAGATCTAAGGTAACAGCAGACTTACCATTAATCTCTTTAGTATCAAAGGTAGCTAACACACGGTGAGCACCTGCTGGGTAAGGCTTATGCTCAGGTAAATCTTCTAAGTCATCAAGTGTAACATCAAGTAGCGCATCTAAATCAGACATAATTGTATTTCCTGTAAGTATGTATTAAGTTTAAGTATTATATAAAGTGTATTAGTATACTGTATTATATAAAGTGTATAAGATAGCAGGTAAGCCCTGCAAGTAACCGCGTCTGCGGTAAAGGAGGAGGTTATTAATCGCTTGTAAGTGACTACTTTTCCTCAACTTGTGAAGCCATTATATAGTAAGTAGAAGATTGGTCAAATAGTTTTTTCTTCTAATAGACTTTATTTCTTTTTAAGCCTGTTAAGTATAGAGCTAGCTTTAGCTGCGGAAGTAGAAGTAGCTTTCTGTATAGGCACTCCTGCACCTGCAGCTCCTGCTACCTTTGCCTTTGCCTTTGCCTTTGCAAACAACTCAGGCTTAAAGATAGCTAGCAAGCTAGGTTCTTCTCCCTCCTCTATAGCTACCCCTGTTCTGCTACCTGTAAGGATAGTAGTAGCATAAGTAGTAGATGAAGAGAACACATGCTTTCTGTTCTTACGTTCTGCATATATTACATGGTCAAAGTACTTAGCTATGTTACGAGAGAAGTTTCTTGTACCGCCTACAGGGACAAGAGTTTTCTTCTTACCTTCAGTCTCTGCCTCAGTCTCATGTGAGATAACTATTACATTGTACCCTGCCTGCTGTATGTGAGATAAGAATATATCTAAGAGCTTACCTAAGTTACCCCAATCATCAAAGCACAGTTTATAATCATCTGGCTGATTCTTAGTTATAAAAGAGATCGCACTGTTAGATAACTGAGTAAGAGAGTCAAAGACCACTACTGACTCATGACCTAGCGCAGGTAAGTCTACTGTTACAACAGGTGCTTTCTCCTCCCCTAACTTCTTACATAACATACAGCTTACCTTACCGTGCTCCTCACAGATAGTGACTTTTCCTTTTACTGCTTTAAGTACAGTCTCTATAGCTATAGGATAAGAGCGGGTATCAGGCAGGTTAATAAGCTCTATACGCTCTTGCCAAGCTTCAGGAAGCTGGAAGAGAGTCTCGTGCCCATTCTCTAAATCAAACCATATAAGATTGTAATGCTCTGCTAGCTTACCTGCTATCAAGCTCTTACCTGTTTTAGGTGCGCCGTATATAATACAGCGGTGGGTCTGACTTGTTTTCTTACTACTTAGTTTAGCCATAAGTTTCTATTCTCCTGTGTTATATTGGTAAGTTTTTACAGTGACACAATTGTAAGATAGTCACTGATATATACTGCACGGTGATGGTTATCTGTATGGCTATAAAGCCTTATCTAGTGTGCTCTACGCACTCAAGAAGAGCCAAAGCTAAACTAAAAAGCTCTCCGTTTGACAGTTGAGCATACAGTTCTTTGTCTTTTACTTTTAAGGTCAACTCGACATTTCCGCAAGCGGTGTCATTGTTTACGATAATCTTAGATTCCTTTTTACCTTTAAGTTCTTTATACATGAGCTTATCCTTAGTTCAACGGCACTCTAACAACTCAATGAGCCAGAGTGCTTAGTCACTGCGGCTAAGTACCTTTACTTACCTGAGCTTCTAACAGCTCTTCAAAGGTTACTTTAAAATCATACTTACCTGAGTCTGCTTCTATTCTTTCTAGCATACTAGCAGTAAGCGGTTTAGTTATATTCTCTGTACTCAGTGTACAGATTCCCATATACTCACAGTCACGGAAGAAATCAAAGCAACTCTCTCCGTGCATAGGGTAAGTATCATAAGAGTGATACAGGTCTATTAGCTGAGTATCTATAAGAAGCTCTTGTAACCATAGTGCTCTCTTTAGTAAGGACTTCTTAAATGGAAGCTCCACATACTCATAGCTCTTAGTCTCATATACTAAGTATAGAACTGTATAAGAGGAAGTATGAGGAAACATAACATCAAGCACTACGCTATAGCCTAATGCCTGCCCGCTGTTCTTAAACATAGCACTGTTAGCAGTACCGCTAGAGGTCTTAGCTTCGAGAACTAATACCTCGCCAGTAACTTTATGTACAAGCACACCATCTATGAAGCCTCTATACTTATAACCGTTAGGTAAAGTGAGCTGAAAACTAAGCTCTACTGCTGGTTTGTTCTTATAGTAAGCTAGCTCATAAGATTCCAGAAAGCCTCCTGCGCGTAAGGATATAAACTTCTTAACAGCAAACATAGCAAGCCAGAAAGATTTCTTCTGTCTTGTATTTACCTCTAGTAAGTCTCCTTCCCAAGCTAAGAAGCATTCAAGAAATATAGCATCTTCGCTCTTACCTTCTAGCGCACCTTGCATACCTATACCTACGATAGTACCGTAATCAAAGGTAAGTGTTTGCTTAGCTTGCGCTTCATCTTCTAAGCTTACTTGCTCAGAAGAAAGGCGATAGAGCTGATACTTACGAGGGCACTTATGTAATAAGGTACGAGAGGAATGAGATAAGAGTTTTAATCTAGGATCTATCTCACCTTCCTGTAAGGTTACATACACAGGGATATCACCAAGGGAGGATAGGCGTGCATCTAAGCACTGCATAGTATCTAAGCTAGCTCCTCCTAGGTTTTCATCTACCAGAGGACTATCCGCCAAAGGACTATCTAACAGCTCCTCTAGCTCTGTTAGTAGTTCAGAAGATTTAGTCATTAGTGGGGCACTCCTTTCTTAGGGTTAAGCTAAGTTTTAAGTTAGCTTCTCCATGCTTCTCACAGTCAATAGCTACGCACGTACCTGTATTATCTACAAGAGTATATCCGCAACCCTCACATAGAGCTACTACATTAAACTTCTGCTTAACTTCTTTAGCTGTAAGAAGATTAGCTAAGTCTTTAGTATCTTCTCCGTACAGCTCTAAGCTACACTGCTTACAAAATTCTGCCATTAGTTTTTCTCCATAAAGTAACTATCTTTTACTTTTCTAACTCAGTAAAATACTTAGCTGTTATAAGAGCAAGTTCTTTCTCTGCTCTTTTCCACCTAAGCATAGCTTCATCTGAATAATCTCCGTTATCTCCATACCCTGCTACGTACTTAGCTAATTGCTGTAAGCTATAGGTCTTAAACATAGGAGGTATGGTTATAGAGTCTAGGTACTCATCAGAGTAGAATAGTTTTATAGGGGAGAGGTAAGCTATTAAAGCCTTAGCTCCCTCCATGTTATTTATATAACACTCATGCTTAGCTTTGTTATAGATATGCAGGAGAGTCCATAAAGGAGTAGAGTTAAGAGCAGAAGAACGAGAGCTTAAATCTCCTGTCTCCTCTTCTAGCTTCTTCTCTTCTGCTTCTCTTACTTGTTTTATCTTTGCAAGCCTAGCTAGTAACAAGGCGCTCATTACAAATCTGCCAGAGTCATCTTAGCCATAGCTTTCTTAGGCTTCCTCTTAACTACGGAAGTAGCTATCTCAGTAGCAGTCTGCTTCTTAAGCCCACGAACTAGCACTGAGCATTCTTCTTCTGAAAGCAGGCTAACTAAAGACTCATCTGCTTTAAGGTTACGGTGAATATCTCTTAGCTTAGTAGCCATGTTAGGGCTAGCCTCAAGTAATGCTTGCTCTAAGTTAGCAAGCTTCTCTTTTATCTCAAAAGCTGGGTTCATATTATACTCTCCTATAAGAAAGGGGGGGGTTCTTGGTTATAGATTAAGTGTCTGTAAATCAGGCACAAGTTTAAATAAAACAGTATCTCCTACAGACTCCCAAGCTAGGCGGTATCTATTACCTCCCATGGAGCACTGTAGCTTAAAAGCCAAGTCTTGCATCTTCTCTTTTCTCACTGCGCGGAAGATTCTTAGGTGAGCTTCTGGTTTAGCTTCTACTGTAGCTTCTCTGCATAGCTTTAAGCGAGTCCAGATTCTTTCATATTTTCTCATACATACACACCTTTAGATAAGATAGCTTTATTTTTTAGGTTAAGGTTTTACTCTCTGCAAAGCACTAACCTAAAAAAGCCCGCTAGGGTGCGGGCTTATAGCTGTGAGCTTAGATGCTATTAAAGATTAGCAAGTAATTCTTCGTCAGAAACATTAAGGAATGTTTCTGCTTTAGCTAGTAAGAACTCAACACAATCTGAGTATTCGCTTGCTTGCTCAGAACACTCTACGTAAAGCGCAAGTTGTTCTACTAAAAGCTGTAACACAGGCTCGTTAGTTTTAACAGCAGATAGCTTGTTAAGCAAGATCTTAGCTGCATTGCTAATCTGCTCTACAGTCTTACCTGTAGCTTCTGGCATAACCGCGATGTAATCCTGAGCAAAAGCTTCCCACTGCTCTTTAGGTATACCACCGCCACGGCGTGTAACTTTAGGAATGTTAGCGATAGCTTCCCAGCTAATCTTATCTACAGGGAAAGTAGCTGCTGTAAGAGCGATTGCATCGTATAGAATATCACGAGCTGCGCTATTAACTACAGTTTCCATAGCTTCTAATAAAAGCTCTAAGCCTTTACCGCCTGCTTCTAAGATAGCTACGATACCTTCTACAGAAGGGTAAGGAATAGCAAGTTGCACAGGAGCACGTACAGTTTCAATACCAGTGTCTTTATCTTTAGATTTCTTAAAGTT